ATGGCGAAGATGATGCTCTGGCTGGCCCCTACAGAGACTGAGGCTCCGTTCCAGACCGAGGAGGAGATGCTCACCCTCTCGCGAGTCCCGTGCGTAGGAGAATTAATTGACCTAGAAGTGGACAACAAAGGTACGGAAGCGACTTATCGCGTTGTGTTGGTCAAGCACAAATACAGGGATCCCCGCGCGGAGAACATCGACGCCGAGGTCTACGCAACACGAGTAAACTTACATCACCTCGTCCATGAGGTCGCAGCAAAAGAGGGGTGGCAGGACCCGCTCGACGACGAGTAAACCGAAGCGCGTTCTAACAACCCAACCTGGAGACCTATGAAACTCACGAAGCTCGAACGGCTTATCCTGTCGAACCAGTACCGCATTCTCGAAGCTCTCTACCCGAAGCAGGGTTACGATAGGTCACGCGAAATCGTCGAAAACGGATACGAACAAGACTACGAAAGGCTCGCAGAACACATCGATGACGACGTTGTTACCACCGAAGAATCCAAGGAGGTCCGCGATATCCTGCACTTCCATCGCATCCTGAAGCAGTCGTACGACAAGCTAGACGACAAGTCCGGCATCGAGCCGGAGAGCATCGAGTTCGCCGGATTTGATGGCAACGACGACCAAGAGTCCAAACTGTTGGGCTACGTCCGATACTACTGTGCGCCCGGAGAGCGCAAGTACACCGAGCTTAACAAAGGGGACGATTACAACAGCCACACGCCCATGCTGAGCACCTACCGGACCATGCTGAAGCGCTGGCATGAGATGGGCAAGCCGGTGCCCCTCACGACGGAACAGATCCAGAAGGTCATCGCCTAGTCAGGCAAGGACCCTCTCGAACCGGCTCCGCACCTCGATTCGAAGCCCGCTCTCCAACCGCGCCCGCTGCTCCTCGCGGGTCTCACCCCTGCGGGATCGACGCAGATCAAACACATCGCCGTCCTCGTCCATCTCAGCGGCAGAGGATCTGGCTGACAAAAAAAGCTGAAGCAGATCGATCGCGGTCATTTAAGTCACCTCCCACGGCCGAGAACGGCCTCCACTTGTGCTACCGAGAGTCCTGTCCGCGCTGCGATCTGGCGCGGGGAAAGCCCCGCCTTGTCGAGGGCGCGGACCTCCATGCGGTTCAGCCGTCGGCGGACATCCACCGCCGACTGTGCCGCCGGGGATGCCCGAAGGGCATCCAGGAACAGGGCCCACCGATCGGGAATCATCGGCCCACCAGTCCGGCAAAACGGCGCTCGGCATCATCGAGGCGGGCCATGGCCAGCGCGAGCTGTCCCAAGATCCACTGGTCGACGGAGGCCCTGACCGCGGCGATGCTGCTGCATGGGCCGATCCTCGGGTGGTCGTCAGTGGCCGGGACAACGTACGCACCATCGACCAACTGAACGCGAAATCCCAGGTAAACGTCAACGGGTGATGTCATACCAGGACACGGATACAAATAGATTATTATGACCACCCTATGGGTTATGCTGCCGCGGTGGAAGACAACGCCAGGCCAGCGATCAGACCATGGCGACGAGGGCGCTGACGTCCGTGCCGTCGTCGGTCGGCTCCGCTTCGCGCCAGACGCGGATGATGCGACCGTTCGGGAGACGCTCCAGGGTCATCCGGCCGGAGATGGCGGCCATCATGGTCTGAAGGGCCGCCTCTTGCGCAGGTGTCAACGGGTGGGAGGGCCTGAGCTCTCCGTCGACGACTTTAGCGTCCCGGCGAACGTAGACTCGCCTGGTGATGCCGTTGATCTTGCGCGGCTTGTCTTGCTGCCAACCGAGGGCCGTCAGCGCATTGACCACGCGGATCCGATCACCGTGGCTAGCATCCTTGTTTTTAATCTCAAGGATCTCCGTCAGAATGTCCTCAACCGTCACCTCGGTCAGACCGCGGCTGATGATGCCCTCCTCGATCTGAGACTCCCAGGTATCTGCTCGGCGCCGGCTATCCTGCTCCGGCCTGATGATGGCCTTCTCCTCCTCCGTGGGCCAAAACTGCTCGCCCGCCACGAACCGGGCGTACGCCTCTGCCCAGAGCTGGTCACGGTCACGTCTGAGCGCCTCGATGTCGATCTCGCCGCACGCGATCGGCCAGTAGCGACGGTTCCCCGTTGGATCGGTGAGGTACTGCTGATCGTTGGTCGTCAGGGCGAACACGCACTGCCGTTTGAGCAAGATCTTCCGGTTGGAGTATTTCGGGATGATTTGATCCTCGACCTTGCTGAGAAAATCCTTGAGCGCGCGGGCATCCGCCCGCGTCAGGATAGCCCCTTCGTCGAACACGAAGATCCACGATCCCTGGAGCTTCATGGCCGACTCCTTGTCTTGGAGATCATCCTGGCTCGCGTCGGAGTACCACTCACCACCGAGGACGCGGAGAGCGGACGTCTTGGCGTCGCCCTGCCGGCCCTCCAAGACGATCGCGTGGTCCACTTGCTCGCCGGGCCGCTCCACGCGGGCGACTGCTGAGATGAGCCACTTCGGCAGCACGATCCGGTGGTAGCGGTTCAGCTCGGGATCCGCACGGAGATACATCTCCGCTGCCGTGTCGAGCCGAGGGATGCCGTCCCACACGAGGCTGCGGAGGTACTCACGGACCGGGTGATAGCGGTGGTCCATCCCTACGACCGTGAGCGCCGCTTGGATCTTCTTCTCGGGAAGATCCACAATGTCATGAGTCCGGGTAAGATAGCCCGCGAGTCGAGTGTCATCCGCGTCCGACCATGGATCCCCCGCCTTTGTGTTCTTTGAGTCGGGGTACTCGGCGGTCCACGGCGGCTCCTTCCGGAAGACCACGCACTGCTTGAACTCGTCGTAGGCGGCGAGTCCCGCAAGCATCGAGTCGTGACGGAGAGTGATCTCAACGTTGAACGCCACGGGCTTGACGATGCCTGAGACAGTCGTCCGGAGCTCGGACTTCCAGTCGGGCTCCTCTTCGGTCTGCTTCCTTACCAGAGCTTCCCCGAAGCTCGCCGCCGCCTTCGCGAAGGACTTCCGGCTGACGTCCGAGGAGCGGCCCACGCCGGCCGCAAGGTCGACCGCGAGATCTCCGCCCTTCGACAACATCGCCTGGAAGAGCAGCTCGTTCAGAAGCTGCCCGACCACGTCGGCCCGAGCCGCCCGGCGGTTGATCGTCCTCGTCTCGTGAACGATTCGCTTCGCCGGGTTCGCCGGGACGGCGGCCTCGACGAGCTCCCGGAAGTGCTCGACGCCGCAGCGGGCGAGGTAGTCGTCCGGCCCTTGGTCGGTCTCACTCCAGAGCTGGCCGGCCTCTGGGTCGCTCTCCGTTGCGTGGTAGGTGGGCAGGCGGACTACCCAGACGTCCGCCCCTTCCCGTTCCAGGGCGATGGCCGCGTAGGCCGCCCCGAGGGCCACCATCGGATTTCGGTCCAAGAAGGCGTCGTACACGATGTAAGCTCGACGGCCTCGCCAGTTGATGCGCTTCAGATCGCGTGAGGCTACGATTTCTTCGTTGTCTCGGAGGACATCTGGATCATGCGCCCCGGCGAGAACGCCGCCCATCCCGATGGCAGGAAATCCGTTGCAACTTAGAGAGCACGACTTTAACGGCGCTTCGGTGATGAATAGAGGGATGTCTACGTTGGCCGCAGCAGAACGGGCCTCAGGCGTGATGTACGGAGCGACAGGAACCCCGCTCTGACAGATATAACGCGGGACCTGCTGGGTCGTCTCACCGTGATGGCTGCCCTCGATCGGCCCAGGGATGCTGTATTCTGTTCGATCGGACCGCACGCGGTACCGCGGGATGCCGTCCGCGCAGCTCGGATACGGAATCAGGAGGCCCGTGATCGCGTGCAGGGGGAGGCGCGCCCACGGGCCCCGGACCCCGAACTTGGCAAACTTATCTACCTGCTCCTTGACCTTTTGCAGGTCGACGGAGCAGAGCCCGACCTTCTCGGCGTACTCAGGCGTGATGGCCCTCGCCTGGAGCAGGGCTACATGCTGAGGCCAGAGGCGGTTTTCGGTCGCCGAGGCGTATTCGCTGGTGTATAATCTATCAGACACGTCACACCCCATGAGCCCCGACCTGCGGCAAACAGGTCGGGGCGTTGCTTTTAGGGGTCCCGTGTCGTGGGGCCCTTTAGCGCCGGGGTAGCCGTGTCCCGGAGGTCCGCCGCCATGCAGGGGTGGGCAGGGGGCGACGGTCGGCGATGCTGGTCCCGGGTTACCCCGGGGTGCTGGTGATGCACCCAAGGTGGTGCACAAACAGATTATTGATTCCGGTGATCCCCGGGCGACGCCAAGGGGGACCACGCCTGAGATCATATATCCGCCTTCGCAAATTCGCCAAATCAAAAATCAATACCACAACCGGTTGTTTAACTCAGAAGTCCAAGGACGCCGGTGCCACAACCGGTAGTGGTCGCCTCTTCCGGCAGCGCCCGGAAGCGATGATCCGCCGTCCCGGAAACCTGATCCCGGGATCAGGTTTTCGGGTCCCCGTCCATCGGCTCGGTCCTCGGCGACGGCCGGGGAAGGGTCGACGCTTCCATTCAGAGCCTCCACCCGCCCTTCGGCCACGGCGCCTTGGCACCACCTCGGAAAACCTGATCCCGGGATCAGATTTTCCGGCGTCCGCGGGAACCGCTCGGCCCGGTGGGCCGGTTACGGTTACGGTTACGATCCCCCTCTGCACTCTTATGAGATCCATTTTTCAGGGGGGGAGGTACATCGATGATCCCCCCCCCTGAAAAATGGAGATCAAATGTCTTGTGACCCCTACTGTAACCGTAACCGTAACCGGAGAAGAGTCCAATGCGGTTAGATGAACTACTATGCAAAGAACCAAAAGCCTGATCCCGCGGATCAGGTTTTCGGACAGGACCCCCTCCACCCGTGGGTCGGCGTCCCGGCAGCGCGTCGCCCCTTACAATCACACGTTGTCCTACATCGAACGGAAAACCTGATCCCGCGGATCAGGTTTTCCGCTGACCGAGTCGTCTACCATGACCGATGTCTGATTCTTCAGATATCGGTCTCACCCCGGTGTAGGATCCCTCGTCCGTAACGTACGCTCTCCACACTTGACGGCCCGGGGAGGTTCGACTCCGGGCCGTCTTCTTTTGTCCATCCGCTCGGCTCGTCCGAAAACCTGATCCCGGGATCAGGTTTTCGGGCGAACCACGCAATATTTAATTGACGTCGTTCTTCAATTTCCCTTGAAATCATCGCTCTGATTCATCACGGTACCTCGACGTTCGAGGTGACTTATGTGCGATGAGACTGCTTTTGATGCTCATGATGATGTGGCTCCCGAGAGGTCCGGAGGTGACGAGCTCCCCGAAGGTTCCCAAGACGAGCTTCCCGATGGCGACGAGCCGCCCGAAGCCCTGGCGGCCGACCTCGGCCTTATCCTGACGCCCTTGATCATGGTTCGGGTCCTCCGCGTCTTGCGCCGGGCTACCCAGGACCCGGACCTTGCCGAGCGGGCCGAGGACCTTCAGGTGACGTTCATCCGCGGAGTCGACGGGCTCGCCCACGAGCTGGGCGTCCCGGGGGTCTTCTCTGGCGCCTGAAGGGGCTTCCAGCCCGATCGGGCCCGTCGTATGGGCGGCCACATGACCGCCACTCCTCCCGAATCACCGCCGATACGCATCGCCTTCGAGGGCACGTCGACCTGGGCTGCCTTCAACCGCGACGGTACTTTCCACTCTGGCTCCGCGACCTTCGCAAACTTCGAGTGGATGATGATGTCCTACGACGATAAGGGAGTCATCCTCCTTACCATTCACGGGGATACGCACCGCTGCACAAGCAAACAGGTAGTTAGGGATAAGCTCCAGGCCGTCTTCCGCGATGGTCCATGGGGAGGGCATAGAACTCTGCCTTGATCGTCCCGCTGTTCCGTCCACTCGTGGGCTACAGACACGCCCCCTGAGACAGTTTTAGGTGACGCCATGGTCAAGCACTGGGAGCCTAAATACGAAGCAGAAATTGACGAACTCCTTGAGATCCGTAAGACCCAAGTTCAAGCTCTTCCACCCGCAACACGAGCGCGTCTTCAAGTCCTCGACGATGCGGCCAGCGACGTCCTTCACATCGTAGGTATCTACATTCATGCGTTTGCGGAGATTCAGGCAAACGGGTCGTTGGCGAAGAAGGTCCCCTCGCGTTCCGTTCGCTGGGTTCAGACGGTAGGGGGCCGCAGCCCGGCACGACTGGCTGGCATAGTCGCAACACACATGTGTTCGCTGCTAGAGGAATTCATCACGGAACAAGGAAAGGCACGGCTCACGCCTGCCTTTATTGCCCACCACGGGCCCACCCTCATCGCACGGATCACCACATTAGGCTCTCCACCGAAGAAACCTGATGCCATTATGAACGCGTTACTCCGTGCTGTGAAGCCATCGGTCTTCGCGGATGGAGCGACGTGGGCCAAGGCCATTTCAGGCGTGTTCTCGATAACGCTGACGCCCTGCGTCGCGAACACACTGCTGCCCATGATTTCGTTCAGGAATCGGTACGTTCACGAGCCACAGAACGCCCTCGCCACCGTAGTCGGCGCTCAAGAGATGGTAAGCTGGGTAAAAGCCGCGTATCTGCTTGCTCAGGATATCGCCCTCGTCCCCTGACCAGTCTTCCTCCCCCCTCCCTCCCCCGGTCAACCTCTCGGTCAACCCGTAAGGTCACGCTCGGGTCAGCCTATCGACCGGCGGTCAGCTCCGGTCAGGGTGGGTCACCCTAGACCCATGACCATCCGGTCAGGTATACTGGGCTGACCTTATGCCGCCTTCAATTGACGAGATCCGAGCCCACATCGACCGCCTCGGGGGCATGTCCGAGGCCGTGGCGGCCAGTGGCGTCGCCCGGTACACGATCCGGTCCTGGCTCCGCGGCACCGCGAGCCCCTCCTCGACGAGCTGGGCCAAGATCACGTCCGCAGTACCGATCGCTGAGCCCATGGGTCCGGAGGAGTTCGGCGGGCTCGTGGAGCACCTCGGGGGCCCAACTTCAACCGCTCGCTATCTCGGCCTCTCCGTCTCCACGGTGCAGCGGTACCGGTCCGGGGTGTTCACGGTCTCCCTTGCTCTTGCAGCTCGGGCACGCGCCCTTCGCAGCCAGCGGCTTCCTCCTTTGCGCCGGCCGAGATTGCGTTAATGATTTTATGACCTGCCTTGCTACATGGCAGGGCAGCTCACTCAAGAACTAGCCGACGAATTAAAGCCCCTTCTCGATGAGGGGTACACGGTCCGTCGTCTCCGGGACTACTTGCGCGAGACCCATGGGATCGAGATCTCTCATGGGACCGGGTGTGCCTGGCGATCCAAGATCCTGAACGAGGAGGCCTTCATCTCCCGAGCCTCCTCGCAGGAAGCCTCGGAGCGGGCCTACAGGGATCGGATCTCGGCCGAAGCGGTCCGTTCTGCCCTGGAGCTGGAGGCGGCCAAGGATGCGGCCCTCGACCTCGATGCCCTTGAGGAACGCCGTAGGCTCTACGCCTCCCGAGCCGATGAGGTCTGGGCTCTCTTGCCAAAAGCCAAGCGGATGACCCCATCACTCTACCTCCGCCTTGAAGAGCTTCATCTCCGAGCCCTCGCACTCAAGATTAAAATCGCCGGCCTTAGCGTAGATGAAGATCAGATTAAAGATGTAGACGAGATCTTGAACCAGAAGATCGCCAAGCTCTCCCAGCGGGTCGAGAGCCCTGGCGACCCTGAGGAGGGACAGGGCTCGTGAACTTCAACGCACAGCAGGAGCTATCCTGGTTCTTTAATTCAACTCCCGGAGCCCGATCCAACTTCGGAAGCTTCGTCAACTTGATGATGTCGGGGGTCTCCGGCGGCGTCTCCGATCCGGAGGCCCACGTCGATGACGAGCTCCTCGACGACGTGGCCCGTCACCGGGACATCGGACGCCGGCTGAGCCACCTGCCGACCCGACAGGTCCGGGCCCTTCGGGCAGCCCTGACCCATCGCCAGCACCACCCGCAGCTCGCCGCTGCCCTCTCCGAGGTCACCGGCCTCGTCCTCCTGGACCACGAGCAGCGCCAGCTCCTGAGCCTCGTGGCCCGCCGGGACCCCACCCTCCTGGAGCTCCGGGACAAGGCCCGCCAGGAGCTGAGGGCTGCCGTGAAGGCCTTCCAGGAGTAGCCGCTCCGCAGAGCGCGTTCCGAAGCGTGCTTGTGGAAGGCGGCCCCGTGCGTACAGTCGCGGTGCGATGACGAAGCGACGGAGCGGGGATGCAGGCGTCGAAGTCCCGAGCCTGACGACAGCGGTGCTGAAGCTGTCAGCACCGCAGGTCGCATGGCAAGGCCGCGAGGACGCCCCCGCCAGGGCGAAGGGACGCCCGCGTCGCGCGGCTGAGCAGGAGGAGGAGCGCGCAGGAGCGGCCGAGGCCGCCGGCGTGCGGCGCCGCAAGACCGCCGCCCAGCCGTCGGCGGAGGAGGTGGGCGAACGGCGGCCGACCCGAGGCGCGGACAAGCAGCGCCGAAGCGAAGCGAACCGAAGGCGCCCCGTCGAGACGAGCTCGACGGTGGCGGGGCGAAGCGACGACAGCACCGGCTCGACGAGCCGACGCACCTCGGCGCGGACGCGGAAAGGACGCGCGCCTGGCTCGGCCGCTCCGGACGCAACGAGCACTGTGGGCGCGACGCAAGCGGGCGACGCGGCGCGATCAGCGGTCGCGGAAGACGAGCCGCGAGCCGGAGATCCGAGCCAGGTCCAGGTACTTGAGCCGCCCCTCGGCGATGAGGCGTTGTCGCGTCGCGACCCAGTTCTTGGGACTCAGGTCGAGGATGCGGCTGAGCGGATAGCTCGGAGCCACGGTCAGGATCTCCTGCAAGTACAGCTCGGGGTCGAGCCCGTGCATCTGGCAGGTCGCGATGAGCGACGTGACGGCACAGGCCCGGACAGCATGCTCGTCGCTGCCGTGGAAGAGCCAGTTGCGTCGTCCCTTGACGACGCGGCGCAGAGCCCTCTCACTGGCATTGTTGTGGATGGGGACCTCCCCGTTGGAGAGGAACTCGCAGAGCGCCTCCCTCTGGTTGTGCAAATAGACCAGCCCTTCGCGCAACGGCGAATGCTCCGGGACGACCTGCCGCTGCGCCTCGACCCAGGCGAAGAGCTTCTCAATCAGCGGTGCGGACTCGCGCTGCCGGATCTCGAGACGCTCGTCCGGGCTGCACAGGGCGCATTCCTCCTCGACGCGGAAGAGCGCCTGGATGGCCTGGAGCGCGAACGCCGCATCCTTGCCCGCCCCGGCCTTGAACGCCTTGAAGAAGCGCCTTCGTGCATGGCTCCAGCAGCCGGCCTCGCGCGCCTTGCCCGGCCCGAACAGCACGTTGTGGTTGGCCGAGGCATCGGCGACGAGCGTCCCCTGGTAGCCGCCGAAGAGCTTCGCGACGGTGGGACCGTCGTACGTCGGTGTATAGCGGAACAGCACCCCATCGCCCGGCGCGACGAGGACGAAGACATGCCCATAGCGGTGCTTGTCCTTGGCCCGGATGGCGGTGCCCGTCGCATCCATGGCGAACCACGACCGCGAGAGCGCGTCGCTCCAGATGGCATCGGCGATGCGCATCGCAATGCCGCCACAGTCGTACTGCCAGCGTGTCATGTTGCCGCGGCCAATGCGGAAGCCGTGGCGCTCCGACTCCACCTCTTGCCTGTAGTATGGCATGTGGTAGTCGAGCTTGTGGACGAACAGGTGGGCCAAGAGGCTCGGATCGGCAAGGCATCTGGCGATCGGGCGCTCCGGCAGCGAGGCGATCTTCACAGGTCCGCCGCTGTCCTCCGCAGCGTCCGACTCGGGCGTGTAGCGTACGAGGACGCCGTCGACGAAGGGGCTTTGCTTGAAGCCCGTGTCCGCGGGGATCCCCAAGAGCTCGTGCTCCCGCACGACGAGGGGCTCGTCGAGCTCGCGCTTGAAGGCCGGCTCTGCGGCTGGCAAAGAAGCAGGCTCCTCGCCCGCTCCGCGGCTCGCCGCCGGTGCCTCCGCCTTGGCCACGTACTTGGGGCGACGCCAGACGATCTCCACGGGGCCGCCGCGCCGGTGGCCGATCACCGAGCTGTCTTCGACGCCCACACGCTCGAAGCGCTCGCTACCTTGGAGCAGCACCTCCGGCGGCAGCGTCTCGATGATCACCCTCGGGATGACACCGATGCGACGGCGCCCGTGCTCGTGGCGCTGAACTCGCTTGCCACCTCCGGGATCCGAGCTGGAGCAGGACTCTGCGGTCCCCCCACGCTCCGCCGGGCTCGCGAGGCCCGGCGGCGGGATGCTGCCGTCGCTCCGATCCGCCTCAGGCGAGGCGCTGTGGGTCTCGGCCTGCGACGAAGCTTGAGCCGGACAGGCGTCTGGCTCGCCGGCCAGCGAAAGCCGCAGCTGGTCAGGCGAGATCTGCTCGGAGACGTGGCGCCGGAACCCGATCTCCAACGTCCGAATCGTCTCCTGCAGCTGTTGATTGTACGCCTTGAGCGACTCGACAGAGCGAGCGAGCTCTTGGGCCTGTTGCTCCGCCGTCGAAAGCTCGGCCAGCTTCGCCTCGAGCTCCTGCACCCGCCGGAGCAGCGCGTCGACCACCGACGCGGGGTCGGCGGGGCTCCCCTGTCCTTGTCCCCTGGCCTGAAGATAGCCGAGCACGAGCGCCGTGCCGTCAAGGCGCTCTGTCTCCGCCGCCTGCGGGAGCTCGGTCTCACCGGGTCGTGTCAAGGCGCGCCATGGATGCCCCCTCCGCTGGCTCCTGGCAAGTACCTTACGCAGGCACTTTTGGCTGTTTTTGATGAGAATCCTTTGTTGAAAATGGGAACGCGGGGCAAACATGGTGCGCCCTCGACGCCGCGCTCTCGCGAGGTCTTCGGGAGGATGCAACTCGCGCCCTGCTCCATCTCCGCATCAGGCTGAGCCGGCTCCGTATCAGGCTGAGCCGGCCGCCATCGGGCCGCGCTGGCGCCGGCAGCGTGGTGGACGAGCGCCGGCGCAGACGCCTCAGTGGACCAGCCGGCGGCGGCTTGCCAGCTCTTCCACGGGTAGACCAGCGAGCAGCTGCGCGAAGTCCTGTGCTGACAGCTCGATACACTTGCCGTCAGCCTCGGTGAACGAGGGCAGAGCAAATGCACCCTTCGAGAAACGCTTGTATAGAATTGTATACCCGTTGCGGTCCCACCAAAGTGCCTTCAGTCGGTTGCGCCTCTTGTTGAAGAACAAGAATAGCGCGCCGCTGGCTGGGTCCAGGCACAGCACCTGCCGGGTGATCGCGGCGAGCCGGTCGAACGCGCCACGCAAGTCCACTGGACCGACGGCCAGATACACGGCTATCGTCGCGGGGGTCACTGCCCCCTCCGCAACGCCTCGATCGCTTCCACGAGGTCGCGCGCGCCTATCCCACATACCTGCATCCGCGTCCCATCGGTAAATGCGACGTTGAGCCGCAAAGGCGGCGCCTCTCGGCGCTCCGGGCGCACCACGACGGGTAGGAACGGAACATGCTGAGCCGCCTTGGTGGTCGCTGGCAACGCACCATCATCTGCGCGCTCACCGCCAGCCACCCATCGGTCGGCAGTCATCTTGTGGACACCGAGCTCCGTGGCGATCTCGGCCGGCGTCGCCCCCGCCCGGGAACGCTCCCTGGCGTACGCCTCGGCTCGGTCTCGCAGCTCGCTCGGGTACTTCCCACGGCTCTTCTTCTCACGATACCTCGACAGCTCCGCACGCAGCTGCACCAGCTCTCTGCTTCCTGGCATCGCACGCTCCTCTTCGCTCGGCGAGGGCACGCCCCTCATCGGACGTCGCGTAGCGTGCAACCGAAGCTGGCCAGGGGAAAGACGCGGTCTGCGGAGCGGCTACTTCCAGGAGGTCCGCCGTGACCGTTGACGCGCCCCTCCTCACCTGCCGGCAGGTCGCCCAGCTCCTTCGCTACGAGGGCAGCCCCAAGGCCCAGCGGGTCCGGGTCCGCCGCCTCATCGCCAGCGTGGAGCAGCGGACGGGGACGACCATCCACCGGCGGGTCGGCAACCGGTGGCTCATCCCCCGATCGGCCATCGAGAGCCTCATGAGCCCGGAGAGCGGGCTGTCTGATCGGGTCGACGACCTGGAGCGTCAGGTTCGCGATCTTCGAGACCGGATCGAGCACCTGGAGGCGGCGGGTGCCTGACCCATGCGGGCCCGGCTCCACATGCCGGAGGGAAAGTCTCCCGCCGAGACCCTCGCCTCCCTCACCGACGCCGAGCGGCGGGAGTTCCTCGGTTCCCTCACCAGGGACCAGAAGCTCCGGCTGATCTATCGATGGGACTTCTGGGCTCGGCCGAAGCAACGACTCCCTCCCGGCCACTGGTTCGTTTGGGGCTGTCTTGCCGGACGCGGCTTTGGCAAGACCCGGACCGCCGCAGAGTCTGTCCGTGAGTTGGTCGACTCGGGCAAGTACAAGCGGGTCGCCCTCGTAGGACCCACGGCGGCCGACGTACGCGACGTCATGGTCGAGGGGGAGTCTGGCCTCCTCAGCGTCTTCCCACATGCCCAGAGGCCCCTCTACGAGCCCTCCAAGAGACGGATCACCTTCAGGAACGGGGCGATCGCGACCACCTTCTCGGCCGAGGAGCCAGAGCGCCTCCGTGGTCCCCAGCACGATCTGGCATGGCTCGACGAGCCCGCGGCTTACCCGCACCTCGACAAGCTCTGGTCCCTCCTCGTCCCCGGGCTCCGCCTTGGAGCCGAGCCCCGAGCGATCCTCACGACGACCCCGAGACCGCTGCCGTTCTTCCACACCCTGCTCGACCAGGAGAGCACGGTCCTCACGAGCGGCTCGACCTTCGAGAACTCGGCGAACCTCGCCAAGCCCACGCTCGACTACCTGAAGGAGACCCTCCTCGGCACCGACCTCGGCCAGCAGGAGCTCGAAGGCCAGCTCCTGGGGGAGAACCCGGGCGCCCTCTGGAAGAAGGCATGGATCGACTCGGCCCGGGTTGACCGTCATCCGGCTTTCAAGAGGGTAGTTGTCGCCATTGATCCCAGCTCGTCCGCCAAGGAGGAGGCCTGCGAATGCGGCATCGTGGTGGCCGGCCTCGGAGAAGACGACCGTGGCTACGTCCTTGAAGACCTCTCCAAGAGGACGACCCCGGCTGACTGGGTTCGGATCGCCCTGGATGCCCGGGAGCGGTGGGTCGCCAGCCAGATCATCTACGAGGGCAACCACGGGGCCGGCTTCATCTTGGAGATCTTCAGAATGGTCGACCCCGACTCTCTTCAATATCTCAAGGGAGTCCAGGCCACGACGGACAAGGAGCGGCGTGCCCTCCCGGTCGCAGCCCTGACCCAAAAGGGCAAGGTGAGGTTCGTCGGAACCCACATCAAACTTGAGCAACAGCTCACGAGCTGGATCCCGAAGGTCGGCAAGAGCCCCGATCGCCTCGACGCCATGGTCTGGGCGATGACCGAGCTGCTCGTCCAGTACCGGGAGCCCCCCAAGCTCTCCACCCTTAACCGGCTCCAGTCCTTGCTCCCTGGATACTCCCTATGAGTGAGCTTCCTTTCACGCCGACCACGGTCTACCACCCGTACCAGATCCTGCCCATCTCCTCATGGTCGGTTCAGGAGATCAGGAACACCCTCAACGAACACGAGGAGGGCAACCTCGCGCGTTCGGCTCGCCTGGCCGAAGCCCTCGGCCGGGATGAGTGGATCGAGGGCTGCCTTGAGCAGCGGAACCAAGGGATCCTCGGGCTTCCCTTCTGCCTGGACCCGGCCGAGACAGGAAACGCCCAGGCGGAGGCCGTGGCCGAGGAGGCCCGCACCTGGTGGGACGCCGCCCTTCCCGAGTCGACGCTGGAAAAGCTTCTCCGCTGGGATTTCTTGCTCGGCCTCGCTCCCGCCCAGATCAAGTGGTCCTCCTCAGGCGACAGATGGACCCCCAGCGAGGTCGAGATCTTCGATCCCGGGTACGCCTACTGGGACTGGGCTGAGCGGCTCTTCAAGATGACCGTCGAGGAGGGGCTGGTTCATCTCGTCGGCGGAACAGGCCAGTGGATCGTCCACTGCTCAGGCGGCTACGAGCGGGGCTGGATGCGCGGAGCCATCCGGAGCCTTGCCTTCCCCTGGCTCATCAGAACGAACACGAAGTACCGGGACTGGCCTCGCTGGTCAGAGGCGTACGGCAGCCCGATGAAGCTCCTCCGCGTCCCCCACGGGGCGAAGGACCCGGAGATCGCCGCCTTCGTCGAGAAGGTCAGGAAGCTCGCCCGTGAGGCGATGATCCTCCTCCCCCAAAAGAAGGAGGGCGACGTTGACCTCAACTACGACCTGGAGCTCCTCCAGGATGAGCGCTCGGCGTGGGAGGGCTTCGAGAGGCTCATCAAGAGCTGCGACACCTCCATCGCCATCCGCATCCTCGGCCAGAACCTAACGACGGAGGTCAAGGGCGGGTCCTACGCCGCTGCCTCCGTTCACGAGCGCATCCTCGCAAGCATCATCCGGGGTGTCGTCACCTCGCTCAGCACGACGCTGAGGAACCATCTCTTGAAGCCCTGGGTCAGGTTCAACTTCGGCGATGAGAACCTCGCCCCGTTTCCCAAGTGGGACACATCTCCGCCCGCGAACAAGACAGAGGAGATGCAGGCGACGAAGACCTTCGTGGACGCCAGCAAGGCGGATGGCTCCCCGGTCCGCGTCGACTTCCGAGCCGTGGCCGAACGGCACGGCGTTCCTGTTCTCGACGAGACCCAGACCCCGACTTGACCCGCGTTGACCCGCCCGCCGCACCTACCGGGTAGGTAGTGTGATCGGCCCCGACTTCCTCCACGTAACCCCGCTCAGTCTCCCCGAGGTCTCCGTTCCTACAGGCACGGCTGCCGCCATCACGGGGACAGCCACCCGAGCCTCCACGGGCATCCTGATTCAGGCGCCGGCCTCCAACACGGCGGACGTCTACATCGGCGCGGCCGGGGTGACGGCCTCAACGGGGGTCATCCTCATCCCCGGCGGGTCGATCTCGATCGAGCTCGCCGACGCCAGCAAGGTCTACGCGATCTCCGGGTCGGCCAACCAAAAGCTTCGGGTCCTCGTCGTTTGATGCGGACGAGGCTGATCGGCTCAGCGGGGCACCTGGACCTCTTCGGCGGCGTCCGACTGCTCTCCACTCCCTTCGACCCGCGGCGCCTCTCCGGGCTCACCCACTGGTTTCGGGCAGACCGCGGCCTCGTGCTCTCCGGCTCCAAGGTCGCGCTCTGGCAGAACTTCGGCAGCGGCGGCGGGGATGCGGTCCAGGCATCGGGGTCAGCACAGCCGACGTGGACTCCTGACGGGCTCGGTGGGAAGCCGAGCCTCCTCTTTGATGGGAGCTTGACGTTTATGACGGCTCCCTCGCCGTCATCGCTGACCACGCGCACCTACGCGTTCGCGTTCTCCGCGACGAAGACGACGCAGAACCGTGTCTTTGATACGGCCACGACGACGTACCCGCTCCTGGGGCTCTGCTTCGACGGCTCGCGGCCTCTCATCATGAGCGGGTCGGGGAACTACCGCTACTTCAATGCCACCGCGAAGCAGTCGGACGGCGCGCTCCATGCGTTCGTCATCTGCGTCCCGGGCCTTCTGCAAAACGACATCACGAACGCGACCATGGAGGTCGATGCCGAGGTACTCGCTCCAGCGACGACGATTACGAGCAGCATTCCCGGGCAAGCTCCTGGCGCGCTCATTCTCGGCGGGACGGGCGGTGGCGGGATCCGCTTCAGCGGGCACCTCGGGGAGTTCATTATCTACAATCGCGTCCTTTTGCCCGGGGAGAGGGTGCAGCTCGCGTCCTACCTTCTGGCGCGCTGAGGTGTCCTTGTACCTAATCTTCGACAGCGAGTCCGCGGCAGTCAGTTTCATCGCCCAGGTCGATGCCCTGCTCGGGTACCCGGTTACTGGTACCGTGAACGGCCAGGTCATCGTGCTCACGCGGACGTGGGCCGAACCCATGAAGCACCCGGACCGGGACGAGTGGGCCGTCCCCTATGGCCCTGAGATCGACCCGGCGCTGGGTGATCACGTGCCGGTCGAGCTCGACGAGAGCTGGTTCCCGCCGATCTGGATCCCCCCGGGCTGAGCTTCATGAGAACACGTGCCCTCCTCTCCCTGGTCTCCCTTGATGGCCAGCCCCCGAGCGAGCTCCGGCTCTTCAGGGCCGGGCAGAACAAGACGACCAAGGGCACATACGTCTTCTCGGAGCGTTCCGCGACCGCCGTCATGGCGGCCTTCAAGGAGCACGGGGTCGAGCTGCCCTTCGATTACGGCCACGCGATGGCCGTAGGGGCCAACCTCTCCGACGACGGCAAGGCCGCTGGCTGGTTCACCCTGGAGGTCAGAGGCGGAGAGCTCTGGGCCGTGAGCATCCGGTGGACTGACAAGGCCGCCAAGGAGATCGCTGCCCGCGAGTGGCGCTACGTGTCTCCATGGTTTGAGTACGACCCGGAGTCCCGCGAGATCACAACCATCATCAACGTCGCCCTTACCAACATCCCGGCGACCCACGAGGCCCAGCCCCTCATGGCGGCCTCGCTCTTGGAGTTCTTGGAGAATTCAATGAGAGAGAAGATTGTGTCCCTGCTCGGCCTCTCCGCCGAGGCGACGGACGAGGAGATCGCAGCGGCCGTGGAGGCCATCACCAAGAAGCTTGCCTCGGCGGAGGAGGAGCTATCGAAGGCCGCCAAGGCCGCCGAGGAGACCAAGGCGAACATCCTCGCGGCCGGCACCACCCTCATCGAGACGACCGACTGGGGCAGCAAGGTCGAGGAGCTCAGCCGCCAGCTCACGGCCCGGGATGCCGCGGTGGAGGCCCTCTCCAAGGAAGTGGAGACGCTCAAGGCCGAGAAGCTCTCGGTCGAGCGGAAGGGGCTCATCGAGGAAGGCATCCGGTCCTTCAAAATCGCTCCCGCCCAGCGGGCCTACTTCGAGAAGAAGACCCTGGAGGACATCCGGGAGTACCTCTCGGTGGCTCCCGTCCTCGTCCCTCCCAGCGTCACCCCTTCGGGGGAGCCGCTCGTGTCCCTCACGGATGAAGACAAGGCCATGGCCGAGAAGCTCGGCCTCACGCCGGACCAGATGGCGAAGGGCAAAGAGGTCCTCGCTCGCAAGGCGTTCACCGCGTCTCCCTGATTCGAAACGCCTCTTAGCTTCACGACTTTAGCTTTCGGAGTTTACTTACATGGCAGCGCTCACCAAGGCCCGCGATACGAAGCGGGCTTCCGCTCACGTCCTGCCCGAGAGGCTTCACCTCGGGGTCGCGACCACCACGACGATCTTTCAGGGCGGCATCGTCGCCAAGAACGCGTCGGGCTACGCCGTCCCGGCCTCCACCTCGGCGGGTCTCATCGCCGTGGGTGTGGCCCAGGAGACGGTCACCAACTCGGGCGCGGACGGCGCGAAGCTCGTCCTCGTCCATCCGGGCGTCTTCCTGTTCGCCAACTCATCCGCGGGCGACCAGATCACCGTCGCCGACCTCTACAAGGTCTGCTGGCTGGTCGATGACCAGACCGTGGCGAAGACCAGCGGGTCCGGTTCTCGCTCGAGCGCCGGCATCGTGATCGCGGTCGACTCGGCGGGCGTCCACGTCCTGATCTCCCCCTCCATCGGCGCCCAGGCCGCCGCCGTCCCCTCGATCCAGGCGGGGACCGCGACCCTGGTGGCTGGCACCGTGACCATCAGCACGGCGGCCATCACCGCAAGCAGCCGGATCATCGTCACGATGAAGGACCCGGGAGCAGGTGCCCTCACGGGCTTCGCGGATCTCGACGTTCCTGCGGCGAACCGGACCCCTGGCACGCCTGGCAGCTTCGTGGTGAACGCGGTGAACACGTCGGCTGCGGTCATCAACACGGCGGTCTGCACCTTCGATTGGCTCGTGATCGGCTGAGCTGAGGTCGACAACCCAAAGAGCTTAACCCGCCTCCCTCGTTGGAGGCGGGACGGGACTTCTTTTTCTTCGGAGTATCAAAAATGCTTATCACTTCTGCGAACATCCAGGCGATGTTCGTTGGCTTCAACACTCGTTTCAACGAGGATCTGAAGCTCGCGAAGCCTTGGTGGAGCAAGATCGCGACGATGTTCCCATCGACCGGGGAGTCGGAGACCTACGCCTGGGAGACCGTTGTCCCCCAGATGCGCCAGTGGATCGGGGAGCGCCAGTACGCGAACCTCAAGGCGCGAGACTTCACCCTGGTCAACAGGACCTTCGAGCTGAGCCTTGAGGTCCCCCGGGAGAAGATCGACGACGACAAGTACGGCATCTTCGCGACCCCTCGCCTGACCAACATGGCGAAGTCGGTCGCCAAGTGGCCCGACGCCCTCCTCGCCCCCCTGCTCCTGAACGGCCAGAGCCTGCCCACGTACGACGGCCAGAACTTCTTCAGCGCCAGCCACCCGGTGGACCAGGACGACCCGGCCTCGGCGACGCAGAGCAACTACTACGCCTCGGGCAAGGCCCTCACCCCGACCAACTACGGCGAGGTACGGAATGCGATGATGGCCCTGGTCGACGTCAACGGCCTACCGCTCAGCATCATGCCGGACACGTTGATCGTCCCTCCCCAGCTCGCGGACGTTGGCAAGAAGATCCTCGAAGCCGACACGATCGCGAACGCGGCGGGTACCGCCTCCGAGACCAACATCCAGAAGGGGACCGCGGAGCTCCTCGTCATCCCCGAGCTCGTCTCTCAACCCACGGCCTGGTACGTGGCCTGCCTGGGCGACGGAATCAAGCCCTTCATCTTCCAGCAGCGTCGGGCCCCCGAGTTCGTAGCCATGGACCGGGTGGACTCGGAGAACGTCTTCAACTTGAACGTCTTCCGGTACGGCGCTTCGGCCCGTGGCGAGGCCGGCTTTGGCCTCTGGCACAAGATTGCCAAGGCCGTTGCCTGATCCTGAAGAGGGAGCCCTGGCGATCCAGGCTCCCTCTTCCTTCATGAGGAAGAATGAACGTGAAGTACGAAGTCATCCTGAAGCTCCCGAACCCGGGGCACACGCGCTACCACGCTCTCGACCGATGCTTTGAGGTCGGTGAGCCGGTCGAGCTGGATCTCGACGAGGCCCAACTGAAGGCCCTGAAGGCTGAGAAGGTGCTCTTCCAGAGCGATCTGGTCGATGCCCGCGGCTACCCGGTGCCCCAGGTCCTCCTGGAGAAGAAGGGTCAGGAGCGGTTCATCCTCCGCCCGGTGAAGGCCTCCTCGAAGAACGGCTGAGCCTGTGGCCTACGTCGCCCCGGCCTACATCACCTCGCAGGATCTCATCAACAGGGTCAGTGCGCGCACGCTGACCCAGTACTGCGACGACGATGGGGACGGCGTGGCCGATCCGGCCGTGGTCGAGATGCTGATCCAGGAGGCGAGCGCCTGGAGCGAGGCGTACCTCCTGGACAGCTTCGACCTGACCGAGATCGGCCAGCTCGCGCAGGACCCGCTCTTCAAAGGCGCGGTCTGTGACATCGCCCTGTCCCTCATGGGGGAACGGCGGGCCGAGTTCGGCGGCGCCGAGCCCAATCTCAAAGAGGGCCGGTACGGCAAGTACCCCTACGGAGACCGCAGGGACCGGGGGGAGCGCACCTTGGACCGGCTCGGCAAGTCGTACCTCCGCTCGGGGGTCGAGAAGGCAGCCGGCGACAACCAGAGCCTGGTCCGGCCGGCTGCCTTCTCGGAGGAGCTCGATGGCTGGTGACCCCCTCGACGAGCTCCGTCGGGTCTTCGCTGAGCTGGCCGATCGTGCCCAGGCACTCACGCCTGAGAAGCCCGGCGAGGTTCTCCGGGACGCCATCGACCAGAAGTTCGAACAGGGGGGCCCGGGATGGCCTCCCTTGGCTCCCTCGACGCTGGATCGTCGTGGAGGGGCCGTGAGGCAGATCCTCGTGGACTCGGGCGCCCTCCGTGCGTCGATCCAGATGACCGTGACCGGAGACTCCGTGGAGCTGTTCCCCGGCGTCCCGTACGGTCGGAAGCACATCGAGGGCGATGGCGTCCCAGTCCGCGACTTCCTGGACGTCCTCACGAATGCCACCCTCGACAAGGCGGCCGACGTCCTCGTGGAGGAGCTCGTCTCGTGAGCGGCATCCTCCGGGCGGCTCGCTGCCTCATGAGCCTCCTGGCACCCCTCACGGGGAACGTGTCGACGGGCTCGGTGACGGCCACGGCGACGAGTTCGCCGCTCGTCCTCCCGAGGAACACGTACGGGGTCGGGATCCTGAGCGGCTCCCTGGACCCCCTCACGCTCGTCAAGACGACCGCGGAGACGACCGTCACGGCCGGGGGGACCTCCGTGCCCATCCGGTCGGTCCTCGGCGGCCAGCGGGTCAACCTGGCGGCGGGAACGACCATCCGGTGGGACCCCGCCATCCCCGGCCTCCAGCCCACGGCTATCGTCCTCGCCCCCGGCATGACCGGCGGCACCCAGGCCGTGGGGTTCGGCGCCGTGGCCCAGGTCCGGCTCTACGAGTCGACCGGCGTCGAGGACCTCTTCAAGACGGGCGCGGGCCTCTTCCCTGCTCTGGTGCTCGTCTGGTCCGGCAGCGACGACGACGAGAACGTCGGCAGGACCACGACCCTGCTCCGCGAGCGGTGGGTCCTCGCCGTCGTGGCCTCCAGGACCGACGGCGACGAGACCCGGCGGGCCGAGGCCCTTCAGATCCTGGAGGACGCCTCCGAGCTCATCCACAAGCAGAGCGTCGTCGATGGCGAGGTCTTCACGGCTCCCCAGCCGGTCCTCGTGAACGCCCGGTCCCGGATCGTCTCGACCTCCGCCGCCTACATCTACGGGATCCAGTTCAGCACGGTCCGCTCCCTGGAGAAGCATGAGAGCCGCGTCTTCCCTGCCTTCGAGCAGGTGGAAGCGCAGTGGCCTCTTCCTGGAACTCCTGAAGCAAGCGTCGTGACCGACGTGGTGATCCCGATCCCGATCCCAACCTGAAAGCTTCAACATGGCAGGCATTGAATTCGCGCTCTTTGTATCGAGCGTAGAGGGGAGCCTTGTCTCTCGGTTCGGAACGGGACGAGGCAGCTACATCGGGGCGACAAGGGACATCAAGGACCCGACCCTCATCACGTGGGATGTCAACCGAATCATCCCAATCCCCGCGTCCGAGTACGCGAGGTTCCGCCGAGCTTACGACAAAGCCATCAAGGATGGTTCGCTGAAGCTCCGTACCCGTGAGGAGTACGAGGCTTCCCTTTCTTCGCTTCCTTCCTGAGGTCACTTCATGAGTGTTCCCGTTGCGGTTTCCCCGGCGACGAAGAGCCCCGGGTTCTACCAGCTTTTGAATCTACTGGCGGGTCCTGCCTCTGCGGGCCTGTCCGGCCTCCGCGCCCTCATCATCAGCCCCAAGAGCTCCGCGGGGACCATCACGGCGAACAGCCAGGTGGTCCAGAGCGTCTCGGGGGCCGACCAGGTGAAGACCCTCCTCGGGCCCGGCACGCCCGGTCATCTCGCCGCGGTGGCCCTCTTCCGGGCCCATGGCCTGGCCAAGGTCGACGTGATGGCCCCCACCGCTTCCGCGGGTGCGGCGGCGACCGGGACCATCACGCTCGACGACACGACCCCCATCTCCGCGGCCCAGACGGTGACCGCGACGATCAAGGGCGTCCCGATCACCATCTCGTGGCTCGTCGGGGAGACCGACACGCAGGCCGCCACGAAGCTGGTAGCGGCCATCAACGGGGCGACGGACTTCCTCCCGGTCACGGCATCGAACGGGAACGGGACCCTGCCGGCCGTGACCCTGACGGCCAAGATCCCCGGCCCCTGGGGGAACGACATCCGCTACCGGGTCACCCTCTCGGATGGCGCTGGAGGATCGGTCACGGCTGCCGCCAGCACCCTCACGGGCGGGACGACGGAGCCGGACTTTTCGACGGTCCTCGGGCTCGTCCAGACCACGGAGTACGACTTCATCCTGCCCTGCGTCAGCAACGCTGACGCTCAGAGCAACAGCGCCACGAGCAACCCGGGCCGGATCAAGACCCACATCGATGCCTACGACTCGGGGGTCCAGGCGCTGTACCAGCAGCAGGTCGTCGGCTCCACGGGCTCCCTGGCCACGACGAAGACGGGGGCGATCGGGCGCAACCACGGGCCGACCCAGTACGTGCTGTGTGTCAATGGCGAGTCCCTCGGCTGCGAGTGGGCCGGCTGGGAGGTCGGGCGCCGGCTGAAGGCCGAAGAGATCGACCCCGCGGTGAACCGCATCGGGGACGAGATCGAGGGCCTCTACGGCCCTTCGGATCTCGTCGGAGACAAGCCAACCGCCATCGAGACCGAGGACGCTCTCTCGAACGGCATCAGCATCGTCGACTTCGACGCCCAGGGCGACCCCTTCATGGTCCGCCCCATCACGACCTACAGCCAGGACGCGAACGGCAACCCCGACTACCGCCTGCTCGACGTTTCCGGGGTCAGCGGGGCCTACGCCTTCATGAAGGACCTGCGGGTCTCAGTCCCCACGGAGTTCAAGGGGGCGAAGCTGTCCAAGGACCAGGCGCCGGGGGATGACCCGCTCCCTGCCGGCGTCGTCGAGGAGAGGGACATCAAGAGCTTCGTCCTCTCGCGCGCGTCCTTCTTCGTCTCTCGGGGCATTCTCCGACGGGACAAGTTGAACGAGGCCGTGGCGAACGGGACCTTCATCGTCCAGGTCGATCCTGTCGACGAGAGCCAGGTCAACATCGTCCTGCCGTTCGGCATCGTGAAGCCCCTCGCCAAGTTCTCCATGGTCGGCCAGCGGGTCGCTTGATTCCGAATCTTAGCTTCGAGGTAGCTTCAAATGGCTGACAAGCAGAAGGTATACCCCCGCGGGGCCATCGCGATGGGGAACGGTGACCTCATGAGCGTGACGAACGTCACGTTCGGCCTCAACAACAATGCGAAGCAGGTCCATACGCTTCGATCCGAGGGCGACGGCATCTTCTTCGGTCCTCAGGAGACGACCATCTCGTTCAACTTCGTTGTGAACGAGGAGGGCCAGGAGCGTGATTTCATCACCATGTGCCAGAAGAAGCAGATCAAGCAGCTTCGCATCAAGGTCCCGGGGAGGACGATCACGACGAACGGCGCAGTCCGCAATGTGAACATCGAGTTCGCGGTCGACAACGAGATCGGCGGCTCGGTCGAGTTCATCGGGAAGACCGAGGAGACCTGAACGTGAAGGCCTCCGAGTGGCTTCAGGGGAAGACCCTCGCCGACCTCAACGCCGTCGAACTCGGCGGGCGGCTCCTCTTCCCCGATGTGATCAAGCGGGCGAAGAAGGACGGGTCCTTCGAGGAGATCCCCGTCATGGTCCGGGTCCCTCGCCAGCCCGAGCTCCTCGAAGCCAGGGTCCAGGCGGCGGAGCTCTTCCGGGTGAAGAAGCTCGACCGGGACAAGGACCAGGACGTCTTCGAGCAGTACGAGACCCTGTGCATCCTCAGCAAGGCTCTCCGGGACGCGAAGCCGCCCCATGACCAGCATGCGCCGGTCGAGTGGCTCATCTCGGGTGAGCCCGGCAAGGGCTACGACCTGTGCAGCCTCATGGAGGTCTGGGAGCACATCAAGGTCTTCCAGGAGCTCATCGACCCGAGGATTACCGAACCGACGACGGAGGACGTGGTTGCGGCCGTGATGGCCATCGACCGCGTGAGAAACCTCAGCCCTTTAGCCGGTATTGCTGGGTCCGCGCTGGACAGCTTCGTGATTTCCATGGCTGTGCTCCTGGCGAGCTATCTGAGATCCAACTCCTCCTCGCCCTCCACCGAGACCTCGACTCCGGCGAGCTGACCCTCGCGGAAGCCATCAACATCTTGAACGGCAAGTCGGCCTCGAACAGGCCGAAGCTCTTTGGCTAACAAGCAAGCGACCGTCAGGCTCACCCTCGATAAGCGAGGGCTCCTTTCCGACCTCCGCACCCTGGAGGGCACGACCCGGAAGGTCGGCGATAGGATGGGCTCGACCATCGGACGAGCCGGTCAGGAGTCCATCCGGGACATCCAGCGGGGGCTCAGGAAGCTCAACGACTTCCGGCTCAATTCCTCCGGGCTCTACGTCGGCCTGCGCGACTTCGAGACGAAGGCCATGGGCACGGCCCGGAGGGTCGGCCAGGCCATGGCCAATGCCCTCGGTGGCTCCCTCGGCGCGGGCGGACGTGTCGTCAAGGGACTCGGCGGAGGGATCGGGCTCGGCAAGCTCGGCGGTGCCGCCGCCATCGGGCAGCTCGGGGCCGATGCGATCAAGTACGCCGCCGGCAAGGGAGGGGATCTCGTCAAGGGAGCCAACTCCGTCGAGGAGGCGGCCAACCGAATCTCGATCGGCTCCAGGCAGGCGGGACAAGGTTTCGTCGACCCGAAGCAGCTCGCGGCCGAGTTCTTCGCCGTCGCCCAGCAGGTGAAGGGTATCGAGGCCGAAGCCGCTGCTGACGCAGCCTCCCGGTTCGTCACCCTCACTGGTGACCTTGAGACCGCCCGGAAGTCCCTCAAGGACTTCGCCGAGGTGGCATCGGCGACCGGCGCGAACGTCGGCGATGTCGCCGAAGCTGCCGCCTCCATCTCCCAGCAGTTCGGGCTGACCGACCCGAAGGAGATCCGTGAGGTCCTCGCGGCTTTAACTTTCCAGGGGAAGGCCGGCAGCTTCGAATTGAAGGACGCTGCTGCTCAATTTCAACGGCTCGCGGCTTCCGGGGCCAGCTTCGGGCTCCCCAAGACGGCTCAGGGGGTCAAAACCCTCGGTGGCCTGACCCAGATCGCCCGGTCCGCCACGGGCTCTGGGGAGCAGGCGGCCACGGCCGTCGAAAATCTTTTTACCAACTTGAAGACCAAGCTCAAGGACCTCACGGCAGCGGGGGTCAAGGTCTACGACAAGGGCAAGACAAGAGACGTACAAGACATCATCGTCGAGGCGATCAGCAAGGTCGGCGGAGCCGATGTCGCCCAGAAGCAGGCCGGCTTGTCTAAGATCTTCGGCGAGCAGGGGATCAGGGCCATCAATCCGCTCATCTCTCTGTACAACGACACCTTCGCGAGCGCGAAGGGGAGCAACCAGGCCAAGACGGCCGCGGCCATGGAAGCCCTCCGGTCGAAGATCAACGAGGCCACCAACGCGGCCGGGGACTGGAACGAGATCCTCAAGGACTCGGCCCAGGCGCAGACCTCGAACAGCGCCAAGCTGACGGCCGCCTGGGAAAATCTCCAGTCCAAAGTGGCGGAGGCCGTCCTGCCTCAGCTCACGACCTTCATTGATGAGCTCGCGAAGAACCCCGAGATTCTGAAGGCCTTCGGGGACGCCATCCTCTTCACCGGCAAGGCCCTCCGCGGGCTTCTCCTGACGCTGGGCCTCATCGAGGAGAAGAAGGGGTCAAGCAGCTTCCTCGCGGATGTCGACGAGGAGCGGGAGCGACTCGCCCTTCAGAAGCAGATCGATTCACCCGAGAACAAGGCAGCCATCGCGGAGTTTGAGCGCACGAAGGGCCTCCGCCGTGCCCATAAGGCGGCCATGTCAATGCCCACGACGGAGGGGTTCGAGGCGCTCTCGGCGGCCTTCGAGGACGAGGAGCGCCTCAAGGCAGCCTTGAACGCTGCCCGCTTCGGCGGTGCCTCTCCAGCCGCCTCGCCCGCCACGGTCCCGGGCAAGGTCGACATCGGCAACGAGGTCAGGGTCCGGGTCGTCAACCCGCAGGACCTCAAGTCACCGGGAGCGCCCTCGTCCGGCGGTTCCTCGCTGCCCGCTCCCGGGTGGATGCCCCGCCTCTAAACCATGGCCAACGGGATCTTCAGCCAGTACCCACCCGCCACGTGGGAGGTGGCCGGGACGTCCGTCACCTTCCAGGTGGAGACCCTCCAGGAGGCCGGTGGGAACCGGATCATCCAGCGCGAGCGGCCCTACCGCGACGGGGCCAAGCTCGATGACACGGGCAGCCGGGCGAAGGGCTGGACCCTCTCGGCGATCTTCTACCTCGGCGGCAGCGAGCCCGGGATCGACCCCGATCAGTACCCGGATGCCCTGAACCGGCTCCTGGCCAGCTTTGACGAGCACGAGACCGGGACGCTCACCCTGCCGACCCGGGGCCCGGTCCGATGCCGGGCCGAGAGCTACACGCGGGTCGAGACCTCAGCGGAACGTGACCTCGCCCGGGTCACCCTCACGTTCGTTCAGGACAACGAGGACAACACGACCGCGGCGAGCTTCACGGCCCCCTCGGCCCGTTCCGTGGTCCGGCAGCAGGTGGAGGAAGCCGTCTTCTCGGCCCAGCAGCAGGGGGTGTGGTCCGGAGACCTCTCCTCGCTGACCGAGTTCGCGGCCGAGCTGGAGGCGCTCATCAACAGTCCGTTCGAGGCCGTCGACCAGATCGAGGCCAAGGCCAAGGCGATCGACTCCGCCTGCGCGCGGGTCGAGGACGCCTTCACGGGGGCATCCTCCCGCGTCCCCACCCCGATCAACCAGCTCCTCGGGCTGCCCCACGCCGTGGCGACATTGAAGGGCCTCCGGGCTCTCCGGGACACCTCCAGGCGGGGGGCAGCCGAGGCCCTCTCCTCCCTTCCGCGGATCGTCACGAGGACGTTCTCGACGACCCAGAGCCTCGTGGGTCTCTCCGGCGAGCTCGGCCAGCCGTTCGAGGAGCTCCTCAAGATCAACAGCGGGATCAACCCGCTGTTGATCCCCCCGGGGACGCCCGTCCGCGTCTACGGCTGATGCCCTCCCGCCGGCCCGACACCATCCGCATCGAGTCCCCCGCGGGGTCGTTCGACAAATTCAACAGCCTCACGATCACGAACGACATCACGCAGGGGGCGGAGATGACCTTCGACGTCGGGGAGGACGGCTCCTTCCCCGAGCTCGGCCGCCTCCTCGGCTTCGGCTCGGAGTTCAAGGTCTACCTGAACGACCGCCTGAGGATGACCGGTCGGGTCTACCTGAACGACTCCCCGAACGACGCCTCCAACGGGAGCACGGTGACGGTCACCCTCCGATCGAAGATGGCGGATGCCAGGTACGCATCGGCCGACCCGAAGACCCGGGTGCAGGGTACGAGCCTCAGGGACTTCCTCCTGGCCATCTACGCCCCGGTCGGGTTCTCCGAGGCTGACTTTGTGTTCAACGCCTCGGTGGAGCGGGACCTCATCACGGGGAAGACCGCGAGAGGAGCGCTCCCGCCCGTCCCCCTGGAGCCCATCAAGATCCAGGATGCGAAGGTTAACCCACCGGAGACCATCTTTGATGCCGCTGCCCGGCATTTGAAGCGGCACCGTCTCATGCACTGGGAGACCCCGGAGGGGAAGATCTACGTCGGCAAGCCCGACGACCAGCAGAGCCCCATCTACAAGTTCCGCCTGAAGAGGGGACCGGCTTCTGCGGGAAACAACCTCCTCTCCGCCCGACGGGTGAAGGACTACTCGGAAGTGCCCTCCATCGTGCGGGTCTACGGCACGTCGGGGGGCAAGCAGATCGCCCGAGCCTCGGTCCAGGGGGTCTCGGCCGACCTCGACCTCCTGGGAGTTCACCGGCCGGTCATCATCCTCTCGGAGGGGGCGAAGACCCGGGCCCAGGCGGAGGCCCAGGCTCGGCGGGAGCGGGCCCAGCGGAGCCGCCGGAAGGACACCTTCGAGCTCCTCATCGACGGCTGGTCCTACTGGACGGGCTCCGGGGCCATCCCGTTCTCACCGAACACCACGTGTGACGTCGATGTGGACACGGTAGGCGGCCCCCAGGGCCGGTACTTCGTCGAGCGCGTTCAGTGCTCGCTGAGCCCCGGCCAGGGGCAAATGACCAGCCTCTCCATCGTCGCCCCCGGCGTCTGGGAGCTCTGATGCTGTTCGACTTCGTTTCCACGTACGCCAAGGTCGTCTCCAGCGAGGTGAAGGGCGCCGCCAAGGCCGTCCTCGTGAACCTCGCCGGCCTGCTCGACGACGACGGGGAGGAAGGCTCCAGGGGTGAGGTCCTCTACGGCGCCCTCGGGGTCGTCGCCCGTCCCAAACCGGCCGGAGACGACGGCTACGCCGAGGTCGTCGGCCTGAAGAGCTCGGACGGCATCACCCCGATCGCGGCCCGGGATCTCCGGCTGAACCAGCGGGTCAACCCCAAGGAGGGCGAGGTCCTCCTCGTGGGCTACGGCGGCGGCTTCATCTCGCTGAAGGACAACGCCGACGGCGACGGGACCGACATCGTGATCTACGCCCCGAAGTCGGACGGGTCCAAGGCGTCGGCCATCAGCATGAGCACGACGACCAGCAACAGCCACATCTCCCTGATGCATGACTCGGGCGTCTCCGTGACGCTAACCAAAGACGGCAAGGCCGTGATCGCGTCTCCCGACGGCGGAAGCTACATCGAGCTAGGCAACGCCGGCATCGTGCTGAACGGCAACGTCCAGCTCACGGGCTCCCTCGTCGTCGGCAACCCAGCCACGGCCCTCCCTGTCGGCCTCGGCCCCAGCGCCCCATCGGTCTCCACGATCCTCAAGGCGTCGACCGCCTGATCCTTGTCCTCGGCCTGCGCGTTCCCGCCGTTCCCAGTCCTCAGCCTCGCAAGCCCGATCCCTCCGCTACCAGAGCTCCCGAGCGTTCCTTCTCTGCCCGCGGGCCCCGAGCTCCCGGGCGTGCCTCCGCTCCCAAGCCCCAGCCTGGCGACGCCGGTCCCGCCCCTTCCTGACCTCCCCAGCGTCCCTTCTCTGCCCACCGGACCTGGCCTTCCCGGACTGCCGCTGGTCCCCACGCTGGCCTTGGCAACCCCGGCGTCGCCACTCCCAGACCTTCCCACGCTCCCTGCGCTCCCAACGCTCACCTGTCCTCTGGATTGACACGGATCGGCCCGTGTCGACACGGGCTCTGCGTCTACTTCGTAGATGACCCCTGTAACCCCGCCCGCAGGCGTATCCGCCGCCGGGACGTGGACGCCCGTCGAGTTTGTTGATCCGGAGAGCCCTCCCGCCCACCTGGCGGACTGGATCGATCCTCGCACGGGGGACTTCGCGTCGCTCCTCACAGGAATCGACCCCGTGGACTCGATGGTCCAGCTCGCGCTGACGATCGAGCGAGGGACCGGAGCCGCTGTGACCGATGTGGGTCACAGGTTCCGCACGGTCAAGAAGGTTGACGACTCCACCCCGAGCCTCCTCCGTTCCCTCACGGAGGAGGCTCTCTCTTCTTTGCTCCAGAGAAAGCTCATCCGGATCGAGAAGCTCGACGTCGAGGCCGACCCGGATGGCGATCTTGGAGCTGTCTTCCTTGCTTATTCCAACCTCCTCTCCGGCACCAGGAGAGAGCTTCGAGTAGCTGTTGGCTGACCAGAGCTTCGCGACTTTCTCCCGCGGGCAGCTCCGCGACGAGATCCTGTCGAACTTCAGGACAGGTCTCAGGAGCAGGATCAACCCGGCCACGGGGGCTCCGTTCTCGGAGACCGAGATCGCGGTCGCCACGGCGCAAGGGTCCCGGTTCTGGATCGAGGCCGACGCGATCGACCTCGTGTGCCTGGGGCTTCAGGCACGGGGCACGGTCCTCGCCGACCAGGTACGGATCGACCGAGCCTCGCCCGAATGGCTGCGGGACTACCACAGCCCCCTCTGGGGCGTGCCCTACCTTCCCGCTTCCGGGGGTGGCGGGAAGGTCGCCGCGGCGGCCACGTCGGGCTCCGTCTGGGTGGGCTCGACGACCCTCGGCGCCCCCGCCGCTGTCTACGGCACCGACGAGACCGGGCTCCGCTACCAGGTGCTCCTCGGCGAGACCACGCCGGGCTCGGGCACGGTCACGCTCCAGCTCGGCGCCGTCGACTCGGGCACCCAGACCAACCTGGCGGCCGGCAAGACCATCACCTGGGCGAACCCGCCCCTCGGAGCCCAGCCGACGGCCACGGTCCTGGCCCCTGGGTTCACCGGAGGGACCGACGCCGAGACCGACCAGGAGTTCTCGAAGAGGCTCGCGTCCCAGATCCGCCACAAGCCGGCCTCCGGGAACAGCAGCCAGATGCGGGCGTGGGCCCGTGAAGCCACCAACAGCGTCGAGGACGCCTTCGTGTACTCCTGCGCCTACCACGCGGGATCGGTCCACGTCGCCATCACCCAGAAGAGGGGAACGACCACGGGGCCGAACGCCCGTGTCCCCTCCCTGGCGACGCTCGCGACGGTCACGGCCTACCTCGTCCCGCCCGGCTCGCCCGTCGTTCCCTCCCGGGTTCACGTCGTTGTCACCGGGGTAACTGCTCAGCCGACGAACACGATCCTCCAGCTCAACCTGCCCAAGAGGTCGACGGCGGGTTACACGGACGCCGCTCCCTGGCCTGGGTACGTCTCCGCGGTCGCCGACGTCAACCAGGTGACGGACCAGACGCACTTCAGGGTCCACTCGGACACGGCCCTTCCCGCGGGCGTGTCGGCTCCGAGCCTCATGGTCTGGAACCAGTCGACCTCCGCGTTCGAGAAGCTGCTGGTCGCCTCGGTCAGCTCGGCCGGCTCGGGGAACTACAACGTGACGTTGAGCTCACCGCCAGCGAGCACGATCGCGGTGGGCTCATGGATCTCTCCCGACATCGGCCGCCGGGTGTCGCTCTCCCAGGGCATTACGGACTACTTCGATTCACTGGGCCCGGGAGAGATCATCAACCTCACCTCGGACGACCGAGCCCACCGGGCAGCGCGCTTCCCCGACCCCGCCGAGGAGTACCCGTACCGGGCAGGGGCCGCGATCGTGGCCCGCCTCGGCGAGGCCCTCGGCTCCGCCTTCGGCGACGGCGTGCTCGTCTCGATGTCCCCGGCCACGCCCACGGTTCCCGCTGAACCCATCCTCGGTCCCAACCTTCTCGTGGCCGGCAAGGTCGCGATCTACTCGCTCTGATATGGCAGGCTGGCCCACCCGTATCTCGCGCTCGGCCCTCGGGCCAACGTACACGAACCAGCGTCCGGTCGCCCGGCCTGACCAGCAGGTCGGGGCCAAGGTTCTCAACCTCGACTTCTGGACCGTGGCCGGGCTCGCTGGGGTTGGCCCCCAAGCCTTTGCCGTGGTGAACGGCGGGGCCGGGTCCTTCATCGCCAGGAATGAAACCTGGAACGCTTCGGGGACGGCAGCAATCCCGGCGGCCACTCGGACAGGTGCTGGGAACTACACGATCACGTACCCGGCCACCGTCCTCGACGAGACGGGGCAGTCGGTCGCCATCAATCTCTACGGAGCACTTGTCGTTCCCCAGACGACTTCCGCCTCTCTCTTCGGGACAGCGCTCGCGACGTCACCCAACGTGATCGGCGTGAGGATCCGTAACACCTCCGGGACACTCACGGATTCTAACTTCCTGCTCTTGGTGTTCTGACCGGTGCCCGCTCTCGGCTGGTCGAACCCCGCCCCCCTTGAGCTTGGAGGGGATCCGAGCTTCACCGAGGCGATCTGGAAGGCGCTCCGGGATGCCCTCGGCAAGGGAGGCGCCGGCCCCGAGGACTCCATCGAGGACCTCTGGCGGCAGGCCAAGGCCATGGCCCTCTCCGCCGCCGGGAGCACCACGCAGAGGGCGGCCGTTCAGGCATTCCCGCACCTCGCGACCAATCACATCCCGGTCTACGAGGAGCTGCTCGGCATCATCCCGGCGCCCGAGGCCTCCGAGGAGGACCGCCGGAAGGCCATCACCGCCCGGTGGGTCGACCACCTGGAGGCGGACGGACCGAGCCTACGGGAAGCCGTCCAGGCGCTCGATGCCTCGGCCGACGTCGAGACGCTCTCTCACGACTTCTCGGTCACCGTTCACTTCGGAAAGGCGTTCGGAAACCGCAACGTGCCGAACACTTACGCCGGAACTACGAACCGAAACGGCACGAACTGGCCGGCCTACTCCACCGATTTGAAGGTCCGGGTCAAATACACGCTCTCGGGAAATGCCAGCCGGCCTCCCCGCTTGTTCATCGAGCAGCTCAAGGTGCTCCTCAATGAGCGGCTCCCTGCCTGGGTCGACTGGTACGTGACCACGGGGAGCGGATTTTACTGCGATGGCGGGCCAGACGGCCGATCGCTTCTTAACCGCAGAACGCTTCGCGTATGAGCTTCGTCAAACCGAACCCGCCGGGATGGGCCGCGGAGGAGGAGATCACCTCCACGCAGATGAACAGCCTCCAGGACCAGCTCGTCCAGGCAGTCGATGGCGTCGGAGGCGGGTCCTACGCCGCGAACCTGACCTTCTCGGGAGCGCTCACCATCACCGGGGCCACGACGTTCTCGAACATCACGGCGACGGGGGTCAATCGCTACAAGCTCGCGAGCCGGTCCCTCACCCGGGTATTCCCCTTCACGAGCGCGGACTTGCCGACGACCTACGCCGCGTCCCCGGCGTGGAGGCGGCAGTCGTCCCAGAACGGCAACTGGATCCAGCAGACGCTCGTGGCGGAGAGGCTCATCGCCGACATCCGGGTTCCTGATGGATCCACCATCACGGATGTCTTCGTCTACTACGTGCCCCCGATCGGGCACGCTTCCATCGTCACGAACTTCTCGTTTCCGACCTTTGATTTCAAGTCGGTTCAGATCACGGATCTCAGCGCGACGGGACATACGACGCACGGGACGGCGACAGATTCTTCCCCCGGCATCAGCTCGTACGAGAACCGGAGGACGTTCGGGCTCACCGGCCTCTCCGTCACGGCGACCAACTCGACGCACCTCTACACGGTTTGCCTCCTCGGCGAGCAGGGGTCGAACGCCATGACCGGGGGCGCCTACCGCGGCGTGGCCGTGACGTTCACCACGGCGGCCCAGGACGACGGAGCTGCCTGACGTGCCCAACTTCACGGCGCGCCTCGTCCCCTCGGCCGATATCACCCTCCAAGTATGGACCGATCCGCCGACGGGATCGGCTCCTTCACGGCTGAACCCGAGGGATATCTACCAGCATCAATACTGGCGGGTGGCGCTCGACTCTGCCGTCATCGTCCGAGCCACTGTGAACGGCGTTGAATCTCCGCTGGACTCGGCCCTCGGAGGCGACCTGTTCACGTACCACTGGGGGGAGTGGACCGAGACGACGCCTCCGCCGATCGGCTCACCGCCCGGTCGTTCGAGCGTCGCCGTGTTCACGGTGTCGAACATGACAGGGCACTACCTGCTCTTCGTCCGCCGAAGGAACGGCGGTGCGGTCGGTCTTCATTTCGACGTCGAGCTGGTCTTCTGATGGCCGAGCCGTACGACCTGCTGAACCCGCCCTCCCTCGGGGAGCAGAGGCTCAAGCTCTCACGGGTCCTCCACGACGGGCAGAGCACCGTCCCGCCCGCGAGGGCCTTCAGCCCGGTCGACCTCCAGGTGGACTACTCCGGCTGCATTCCCGAAGGGATCGTCCTTCCCTTGGAGCTCGTCGTCGTCGCGCCTTCCCCCTCGGGCTTCGTCCGGAGGACCTACCGGCGGGTCAGGCCGGCGACCGTCACGTTCACCCCTCAGGAAGGGGGAGAGCACCTCGTGAGGATCGCCGAGGTCGGCCACGCCCGGTGGTGGGGCTCCATCGTCATCAACGTTCTGGGCGCTGAGCTCAGCCCGAACCAGCGAATTTAACTCATGGCCAACGCCAAGTTCACCATCAACGGCAGCGCCAGCTCGAACCGTGGGTATGACACCACGGCGGCGTCGAACCTGATCCTTCAACTTGAGGACCAGCCGGCGCTCGACGTCTTCCGGTGCCAGTACAGCCAGGTCGCGAAGACGAAGAACGCCCCGGACCTGACCATCCCGAACGGCGGGGAGCCGGCCACGCCGGCCGGCACCCTGACCGTCACCGGGGTCCCTTCCGGTGTTCACGCGTGGAAGCTCCGCTGCGTCGTCAACCACGGGGTCGACGCGAACGGGAACGTCGTCCCGGGGTACACGTTCGAGCGGATCGTGGCCATCCGAAGCGGTGGGTTGAGGAAGATCATCACGGGGGAGACGGGCGAGTACGACCCGACCTACGGCTGGCCGGAGGCGTACAACGAGTACCTCACCACGGCGGGGATCGTTGGGGCCGATGTCAACCTGGCCAACACGTGGAGCCAGCCCCAGACGTTCTCTGGGAACGTCATCTGCGCAGGGAATGTTCTTGGCTCGGGCTCTCCGAGCACGGGAGCTCCGACTTACTTCCACCTACAGTCCGAGAACCAGAGCGCGGGGAACACGAGCCGAGCGGTGGCTCTGCACAGCGGAGATACTGTATCCGCAACCTCTGGCCAGGCATCCCTGTCTTCTGGCGTGGCCACCTCGGGAGCCAGCGGGCATGTCTACGTTAACTCGGGACTGGCCAGTGTCAGCAGCGGCAATGTCTATATTTTCCCCGGGCCTGCCCCGACGGTCGGCAACGTCTCGCTGGGCCATGACAGCCCGAACTTCCAGGGGATGCAGCGCGGGATGTTCATCCGGGATGCCCTTGCCCTCCCCACCGCCAATCCTTCCAGTGGCGGGTTTATGTTCGCCGAGACCGGCGCGCTGAAGTGGCGTGGCCCCTCGGGGACCATCACGACGATCGCCCCGGCCGACCCGCACTGTCCCTCGTGCGGTAGGGACTTCGTGACCCAGCACGTCAACGGCGACAACGAGCTGAGCATCTGCCTCTGCTGCCTCGTGGACACCCTGGAGGACGCCGGGATCGACGTCGGCCGCTTCGCCTTCGTGCGGAACCTCGGGGCACCATGACCTCCCGGGTAAGGGCCGTCGAGATCGCCCGATCCCTGGCCGGGCTGTCCGCTGACCCGAAGAACCCGAAGGCTCGCCGAGAGTACCTCGACCTCATCGCCCCGGGGGAGGAGCCGCAGAAGGCCGCGGACATGGCGCGGATGAGCGGCTGTGGCCTCGTCGTGGCCGGCCTCTGGCGTCGCCTCGGGCTGGAGCACCCCCTCCTATGCGCGCCCTACAAGGTCGGGACGGCCATCTCCCGGCTCGTGGAGATCGGCATCAGGCGCGAGGCCTGGAAGCCCTACCGGAAGGGAAAGCTGCCCCTGCCCGGGGATGCCGTCCTCGTGGGGAGCAGCATCAAGGGCGAGGTTGAGCACTTCTACCTCGTGGTCCAGGTCGAGGAGGGCGACCGGACCGTCATCGATTCGATCGACGGCGGCCAGCGGGTTGATGGCCATCAAGCGATCCTCAGCAAGAAGCGGGTCTGGGCGAGCGGCCGGGACCTCGTGATCGCCGGCAAGGACCCCGGGGCCGAGCTCGTCGGTGGCCGCACGATCATCGGCTGGGTCGACCTCCAGAGCCTCGTCGAGGCGGAAGTCTATGGTGGGTGAAATGTCTCCTCTTGAAGAGCTCCTCGTGGGGGCTCTATGCACCGGCCTCACCGGGCTGACGGGCCTCATCGTGTGGGTCGTGAAGTCGGTCGTCCCCAAGATCCTGTCGACCCTGGAGGACCGGACGAAGGCCCTCGTGCTCGCCGTCGAGAAGATCCCCGAGGCCCTCGACAAGTTCGAGGAGCGGCTGGCGGTCTCCGAGGCGAAGATCCTCGCGAAGATCGAGGAGAAGCGCTTCGAGGAGCTGCGCGAGGAGCTGCGTCGTCGGCTCCCGTCGGCCGAGGACACCATCCCGCCTCAGAGCCGGAGAAGCGGGTGATGCTGTGGAGGTCGTGGTCAGCACCGTCTGCCTCGCGGCGGCCACGACCTCCGTCTGCCTTCTCGTCCGGGCCCTCGTCCGTACGGCCCGGCTGACCCGCCGCATCGACGCCCTGGAGGAACAAGTCCTCCACCTGGAGGCCGAGCTCGCAAAGACACGAGCTCGGCTCCGCCTTCCCTCCCGCTAGTGATGCCCTCCCCCGCCTGGGTCACCGAAATCCACCCCATCCCGCCCAGCCTGAGAGCATCGGGCTCCTCGGGAAGCCACGCGGCTAGGAGCCCCTCACCAGCCGCTGGAATCCAGCCTCACGAACACATAATCCTACATGGTCATGCGATCACGTGTCATGAATACAGTTGCCCACATGGCGTCCTCTCGCAAGGTCACCGGCACCGCCAGCCTATCCCGCCAACACTCGGGGAGCCCCGCCTCCCCCGAGTCCCGACTGATACGATGCGATACATTTATCCAGTAGTATAGGACGTCGCCGAGGCTCTCGCTGCTCCGAGCACGGCCGCCAGAGGTGGACCACTCTGGCACGCCTTCTGCTAGGGACCAAGGCATGACCGATGGTCCCGTTGTCGCAGACTTTCCGAAGGACATCCGTGAGCAGCTCGCTCGCGAGCTACGAACACAAGGCATTGAGGTTTCAGACGACCTCTCGCCCTGGGATATCGCCCTCCGGTACTTTGATTTTCAGATGCGCATGATCCCCATCAAGCCGCGCAGCGTCGTACGGTCGACAGAGCTCAGCGAACGGGCGCTGCCGGACGACCTTCAGGCTGGGGTCCAGGCCATCGTTGAGGACGCCGTCGCAGGGCGTGATCTTTCACCGTACCTTTCGAGGCAGTGGAAGAACATGGATCGCCATGATCTCCTGCTCAAGGACTGGGGCGTTCACCACATGCACCTTGGCGGACGCCGAATCGACAGCAGTGGCATTGTCAAGCGCGGAGGGCCGTTGCTCTTCTCATTTCCAACCGCGGACAGCCTATACCTGATTGACGTCCTAGATCACAACGCCTTCGCAGCACAGCGAATCGTGCAGATATTGCACGACAATTGGCCGCAACTGATCGCCCACGGCAAGCTGCCTGGAATCAGCTCAATATGGCCAAACGATGATGAGACACGAAGAAAGCTGACCCGGCCTCGCAGAAGTAAACCAAACGGCCCCTTCTTCGGCATGGCAGTGGAGGTGTCAGATGGAACTGCCTACGGTGCGATCGGTGGCGGCTACGTCACCACGGGCCACAGCTTGGATGCGGTGAGGCGGGCGAACGCACTGCTCACGCATGCGTACGATCTTCAGAAATCATGTGTCTCGGCTGCAACGGAAATTCGGAATGGAATCCAGGAGCGCACCGGAACCTTGCTCCACGAACTACGCCTCCGGGTGGAGTTAACGCCGGACGGGGTCCGTGTTTGGGAAACGCAGTCGAACGTAGAGATTGCTGTCGAGTGACAATACCTACTCAGCGACGTAGCGCATCCTCCAAGTCCAACTCCGGATCGAACTCGACCGTGATCCGCCAGGTCCCCGCCGGCCACGGGCCTCGTCGGGGATCAGGGTCGGCGATCCCGAGGACCTTCTCAGCAAGCTCCTAGAGCTGATGAGTACAAAGCTACCGGCTTTGCAATTACAGTACGGGCGCAACCACTGAGAGCAGTTAACCTTCATGACCCGGGTGTCGACACGGCCGGGGGACCAATTGCGTCGAAGCGACGCGTCATCGACGCATCAAGAACTAGAATGAGACGGCGGAACGATGCATAACGTCGGGCGCTGGAGGACACGTTCGCCGACGATCCGCCATGACATCAGCGCTACTCCGCACGCTTTTTAGGCAGTCTCGGCAGAGCCGATTCCACGTCAGCCGGAAGTCCTGTCCAATCGATGGATGAATCCTGTAGCCAAATTTTGAGCAGATCCCGGTTATCCGGACCGAGCAGCGGCATAACCTTGCGCTCCAGGTGTAGGCGAATCTCATGAGCTTTTAACTCGCTCATATCTCGTATCCAATCGTCGCTCAGAACAATGACACGTGTTCGGTGAGCAAGAACAAATGCATTTGTTTCATCCATTCGCTCAATCTTCATCTGACGCACCTTCCCGAAGACGTGTGTATGGGCAATTAAAAGAGCGGGAGCTGTTTCCTCTGGCCGCCACCAGGTCCGACGGACTCCTTCGGCGGGAACAGGAACTCGCTGTCCGGGTCGTGGGCCTTGAACCGCTCCTGAGCGAGCTCTCGGTTCTGGACGGCGTAGCAGTACACGCACCCATGTGGGCAGGTGTCGTAGTCGCCAATGTCCCGGGACTCGAAGCAGCCACACTCCGGCCGGTTCCCTTTTACCTTCGTCGACAGGGGGCGGCCGATGAGGGCCTCGAAGCGCTTGGCATCGACACACTGGGCGTCCTTGATGCCGGGGCCTAGGTACGTCTTCTGGGAGCAGACGGCGAGCTGCATGCCTCGCCTCCTGGCAACATCGGCAAGCTCAGCGGCGAGCTTCACCTTCACCTCGTCAGCAGGGTCCTCCCAGGAGAAGCCGAACTCGCCGGCCGCCCAGTCCAAGTTCCGCTTCGTCTTCTTGTAGCTCTGAGCGAAGGAGATAACGACCTCATCGGTGGTCCCCTCCAAAGCGGAGGCGAGCCGTTCGAAGTTCTGTAGATGGAAGTCGACCGGAGTCACGGAGGTGAACACGATGGTGTCATACCTCCAGACCCCCACCTTTGGGCCGTAGGTCTCTGCAAGACGTTTCATGTGCTCGACCGACCGGCGTGGGTCGACGACCGAGAATTCCAACATCCGCGGGTAGCCGTTGATCGTATACTGGACGACGAACGGGTAGCCCCTCTCCTTGACCTCCTTGAGGTTGTCGAAGAAGGGGCCCAGGTTCTTCGTCCAGAAGACGATGCCGTCGACCACCTCCCGGCGCAGGTCGACCCTGTACGCCTGCTGGTTGTAGGGGTTCACAACCTTGCAGTAACCCGCGCGAAGCCGGTTCATGAACCAGCGCCCGTAGAACGTCGGGATGTCGGTCCGGTAGCTCGCCGAGATGATCATGGGGCGAGGCATACCACACCGGGCCGGGATGGTCCGAACACCTCGTCCCCCATGTCTGTCTATGTCACACCTTGGGCTTCCGGAGCACCCGGTACGCAAGGTTCGCGGTGAGACGAGCAGCCGTGGCGAACTTGTCCATGTACTTCTGGAGGACGCTCATCTGCTCGTCCCTCGGCATCTTCTGCACGCCCCGCCCTGCGTCGAGCACTTCCATCCCAGCGCGGGAGGCCATGCCATCGAACCAGTCGACGAACATGTCGCTGTTGTTGTCGATGAACAGGAACATGGCGCCCGGTTTCGCGCTCGCGAAGATGTGCTCGAAGTAAGGCTGCGCTCGATCTCGGAAAGCGTAGATCTCTGAAACGAAGTAGATCATCGTGAAGAGGTCTGCTCGGAGCAGCTTCCGGGACCTCTCCCACGTCTTCGGATCGAGCGCATCGTGCGGGATGTACGCCGTGTTGATGTTCAGGCCCGTCTTCAGCTTCTTGCCGAGGTCGCCCCATGTTTCTGCCCAGAGGGACTCTCGGTCGCAGAGGTAGAACTGCACGGCCGGGCTTTGTTCGGCTGCCAACAGGTACTTGGCCACGCCGATCGTGTCGCTACCGGGGCCGCCGCCGAGCGCCGTGATGTCGATCTCGGGCCTCGTCAGGAGATCGACCAGCTCGGGGCATGCCCGGATGCGCTCCTTGACCAGGTTGGCGTGGCAGGTGACGTACGCGAACACGTAGGCGAACCGGGTGACGGGGTCATCGAAAGCTGGCCCACCGGTTTTCCACACCGTCTCGTAGTACGCGCGTAATTCCTTGAGCTTGCTCTGGACGGCCCGGTCCTTGTCGACAGCCGCCCCCGGGATCTCTGCGTAGGCCTCGTCCAGCACCTCGCTGACGAGCGTGAACACGTTCACCATGATGTCCTCCCAGTCTCCCGCCCAGCCGAGCGTCTCGGTACGGACCGACCCGTACCTCTCAAGAACGCCTCATTCCGCGAGAGACTGCCAATTTAGCGCCGAAATCTTGCTCGGCAAGGACCCAATGCGCCTTCGATCTCCGGGACAACAACACAGCAATTTCGCATGGTTACGTTGTCAAGTCATTTCCAACGTCGCAGTTTCAAATTTGAAATTGAAAGTCTCTTATCCGACGTACAGGGCTGACCGGTGCGAGCCGGTGTAGCCGTCTAGGTGCCCCGACGAGACAGGACGCCCCCGCCCAGCCCCACGGAACCCAAGGCGACCCGCTGGATCTCCCTCCAGGCGGCGGCCGACCACCTGGGCATGACCGCCACGGCCCTCAGGAAGGCCATCGAACGCCGGGCCTCCCGCGCTCCGGACGGCGCCGTCGAATCCGAAATGGATGGGCTCCGTGCCCGTAAGCTCGGCCGGCTCTGGCGGGTCCAGCTTGGGGAAGGCTGGGGATCGCCGGTTCCCACGACCCCCGAGAGCGTCGTACGCTCCAAGCATCGCGGAAGCGGTCGGGATGGCCGGAGAGGAACCCGGTCATGACGATCCGCAGGACAACACGGCGGGGAAAGCCCGTTCTGGTCCTTGATATTCACTGGCAGCGCAAGGACGGCAGCCAGGGCCGCTACCGAAGGGACGCCCAGGTCCAGACGATGGCGGCGGCCAGGGCCGAGGAGCGACGGATCCTCGCGAACATCGCGCAGTACGGGGAGGCCCACGAGCCCAAGCCCGAGCTCCCGGAGGAGCCGAAGGCCGAGGAGCCCGCCGCCACCTTCACGCAGGCGGTCGAGCTCTTCAGGTCAGGGAAGGCCGTCACCAAGCTGAAGCCGAGCACGCGGGCGGGCTACGAGGAGATCCTCACGACCCGGCTGCTTCCGAGGTTCAAGGATCGACCCCTCGACGGCATCACGTTCGAGGAGGTGACGAAGCTCGACGCCGAGATGGTCAAGGAAGGGCTCTCGGCCTCCAGGCGGCGGAACGTGCAGGCGGCCATCCGGTCGGTTCTCCGAGCGGCTGTCGATGCGGGCTTACTGAAGGAGATGCCGAAGCTCCCCGACCTCCCGAAGACGGGCAGGAAGAAGCTGCCGGTCCTCACCAGGGAGCAGGTCGATCGGATCTTCGAGGTCGCCGCCCCGAGCCAGACGATCGCGTTCTCCCTGGCGGTCTACGCGGGCCTTCGTTCGGGCGAGATCAAGGCGCTCCGCTGGTCGGACGTGGATCTCGCCCAGGGGATCCTCGTCGTCCGGCTGAGCCGCTCGAAGGGGGAGCTGTCGACCCCCAAGAGCGGCCACGAGCGCGTCGTCCCCCTCGCCCCGCAGCTGCTCGCCGTCCTCCAGGGCGTGAAGAAGAAGGCCGGCCTCGTCTCCACCACGAGGCGGGGCCAGCCCTGGGCCGAGTGCAGCCTGAACCAGGCCTTCAAGCAGGCCATGAAGAAGGCCGGCATCGCGGCGCCGTTCAGGTTCCACGACCTCCGGCACTTCTTCGTGACCCAGCTCTTCCGCCGTGGCGGCGGAGCTCCGGCCGTCCAGGCCCTCGCTGGCCACCTGCACCTGTCGACCACCCAGATCTACGCCCACGTCGTCCGCGAGGACCTCGTGGCAACGATCGGCCTGCTCGGTGCCGACGGTAACAGGACGGTAACGGCCTCTCCGGCCACTCGCTGA